CGCCGACCGGGGCAGTCCTGAACCTGTGGGCTAGCGTCGAATACCCAGTTGGGGTGTTCACGCAAGTCAAGTTCAGCGGCGTAGCACAAGGCGTCGTGCCGAATGGTGGCACGCTGCTGTCTGATGATGTTTCTGTAGCAATTCCTGCTGGTGCGAATTTCTACATCCGCACCTACGGAACGAATACCGCAGGCGTGATTGCTGCACGCCAAACGAACCCGCAAGACTACGACTTTGGCGAAGCGCGTGAGTCTGGCACGTCCGGTATCACGGACAAGACGATGGGCGGGACGTACACCAATTCGTTCCCCGGCTATTGCTACAGCGCGATGGCGATCATTGGCACGACCAACAAGCCTTCTGTGTTGGTGCTGGGTAGCTCGACGGCAGGCGGCTTCAACAACCAAGGCGGTCTGCCGTATGGCCCGGACAATGGGACGATCACGCCTAGCCTGGCGCCAACCATTGCGAACACACTGTTGGCTGCTTACGGCCAGACCGCAGCGCAGGCTGTGGCGGCATCTAACCTGATCCCGAATACGCTAGGCCAGTACATCACGCATGTGATCTGCGCGCTCGGGCAGAACGACATTCGCAACGGGGATTCGGCGGCTACAGTGCTCGCAGCTATTGCTGCCGTCAAAGCCAAGTATGCAGCCGGGAAGGTCTTCTTCGGGCAGACCTATGGCCCGGATACGGATTCATCGGATAACTGGGCAACGACCGTCAACCAGACGCCGCGCACTGGCGCCGCCGTCCGCGTCTCGGTCAATGGCAGCATTCGCGCGGGCATTGCCGGATGGCAAGGCTACTTCGAGATTGCGGATGTGTGGGAAAGCGCGCGCAACTCCGGGGTGTGGAAAGTACCGGCTTGGACCGATGACGGCTTGCACGCTCAGGCGATTGGCTACCAGGCTATCAAGGATGGGGGTGTAGTCAACCCGGCACTGATCTTTCTGACCGACGATGGCGTGACTGCGACGCCTGTCCCGGACTTCAGGTGGGGAGGCCCGCCGCAAGTATTCATCCCCGTATTTGCCGGCAAGCCGACAGACGGCACCGGGCGGAACGGGAATCTTTGCATCGATACCGCTGGCCGGCGCATCTATGAGAAGGTGGCTGGCGCGTGGAATAACGGGACGGCGTTCTGACCATGGGAAAGAATCTGATGGTGCTGACGGCATCCGGCTGGCAAGTCGAGCCCGCAGGGGCAGAACGTCAGCGAGTGGATGACGAAGAGATCGGATTCTATGACGGTCGGGAGTTTCGGACCTTCAAGGAATTTAGTCAGCCTGCCGGCACAGCGATTGCTGCTGGTGCTAACTACGTCATCAAGGCAGTTGTCCCGATAAACGTAATTCTGTCCGGCCTGAGTCTGAATTTCGACAACGGGCAGATTCGCATGGAAACGGTTATCGGCGGCACAGAAGGGGGCGTGTTCGGGGAAACACTGCCATTGTTCGCAGCAAACAACATGGGCGTACCTGATCGGTCGCTTGTTCCGGGTGGAGGCTTCTACCTGCCGAAAACGATCCTTACGGCAGGCGGCACGCTCACAGGCGGGACGGTAATCGACGTGATCCGCCTGAAGGTGGAGAATTCCACCGGAGCAGCCGCAAGCGTGGGGAACATTCCGCAGGACGAGCGCGGAGTGGCCGCAAACACGTACTACTTCAGGCTGTTCAATATCGGGGCTGGGGTCGCTGAGGGCACATTCAAGGCAAGGCTGGAAGAGCGGTCTTGAATGTCGAACAATAGAGAGACGCCATGGCGATGCAACGTTTTGACTGGACCCGTGATCCAATGGACTACGGGTTTTACCGCTTCAAGCAGGCATTCACGACAACGACTGACCCGATCATGATGATGTCTGGGATGTCAAAGATTAGTGTTTCGCTCAAGCCCAGCCCATCGGCTGGCGTGGAATACACGCTTTCGAACCCGGTGGATGTCGAGGCCGGAACGGCGACCTGGATTGCGTGGCCGCTTGGAACGATCACAGCGCCGAATGCTGATGAGTTGATGAGTACGGCCACGGCTGTACGCGGCACCGGGAACGGGACTATCGAGATCGTTGCATCATGAGTATCTGGCGATCTGCTTTGCGTGGACCCGCTGGGGCGATTGGCCCAACTGGACCTACAGGACCGACCGGCGCCACTGGCAACCCTGGCGCGACGGGATCTACCGGAGCGACCGGGGCAACCGGTCCAGCAGGCGCGCTGGTCTACGATTCGGGTGGCCTTGTATCGGGGGCCAAGGTTTGGTCTGGCACGGCACTGACTAACGGTTCCGGGCAATGGACTGTAAACTACGCAGCAGCCGGATTTACCTCTGCGCCAGTTGTCCAGGCTACATGCGTAGGCGCTGGGCTTGGGGCATCGGATACTAGGAATGCAAGCCTTTCGGCGGCGCCCACGCTGACTGGAGTATCTGGTATCGCTACAGCGCCGGCGCTATCCGTACTCGGCCTGATTACAGTACAGTTGGCAGCGGCCAATACGGTCGTGCACGTGACAGCCGTTGGTAAATAGCCCGAGACAGGGCACATTCACTAGGAGAAGTTCATGAATTTCATGCTCAAACACTTTCTGATGGACGCGGTTTCTGGTGGTGCGGAGGGCGGCGATGGCGGTGCGGGTGGTGGGGCTGCTGCGACAGTTCCGACGCCTGCACCGGATGCCGCTGCTGCGCCGCCTCCAGCTACCGCGCTGTCTGCCGGCCAACCGCCTGCCGAAAACCCGTACGATTTCGTTTCGGAGAAGTACCGCGTCAACAAGGAAGACGGATCGTTCGACGTCGATGCCAGCTTCAAGAAGGTTGCGGAGGCGCACAGCCATCTTGAAAAGCGGTTCGGATCTGGTGATGTTCCGCCAAAGTCTGCCGACGAATACAAGGTTGCCGTGCCGGATCAGTTCAAGGAGGCATGGCAGGCGGATGACCCCCAGTTCAAGGACTTTGCTGCCAAGGCCCATGAACTTGGGCTGAATCAGGCGCAGTTCGGCTTCTTCATGGACAAGTTTTTTGAGATCGTCCCCGCCGTTGCTGGCGAAGCGTCGGCCCTTACCGTCGAGTCCTGCGATGCGGAACTTGGCAAGATCTACCAGACGCCGCAAGCCATTGACGCTGCCAAAGACGCGGCCCGTGGTGCTATCGAGGCACTGGCGCGCGGCTATGGCATGAATGCCGCCGACATCGATGCACAGCTTGGAAACAGCCCGATCTTCATCCAACTGATGGCGAAACTCGCCCCTGAGTTCCGCGAGGACGGCAACGTACAGGGCGGAATGATGAACAGCCAAGAGGACGTTGGCGCGCTGATGCGTTCGCAGGCTTACAAGGATGACAAACATCCAGACCACGGAAAGGTGCAAGCCAAGATCCGCGCCCACTACGAACGCAAGTTCGGTTCGCAGCAGGTCTACTGAACTCCCTCCCTAGTGAGATTTGCCCCGGCATGTCCGGGGCTTTTTTATGCCTATTTAGTTCGGATTGCAAACGTGCGCGCGAAGCATCATGCACACCATTCGGCCCGCAGTGGCGCGCGGGTACCCGATAACAGCCCGAAGCGATAGCGCCCGCCGACGCATCTGCCCGTAAGCTCTCAGGCCCGTTCGCGGACACCCTGAAAGGCGAATTCAACACCATCCCTTTTAGGAGAGGCTATGCCTACCGTAAACGACACGATTACAGCCGGGTATGTACAGCAGTTTGCTGACACCTGGGAACTGGCGTCGCAGCAACAAGACTCGCGCCTTCAAGTCACCACCAAGGACCGTGGCAAGATCACAGGTTCGGCCTTCACGTCCAACAACCTTGGCGCTACCGCAGCACAGCCCGTGACTTCGCGTCTGGGCGACACCGTGTGGACCGACATCGCCCACAGCACGCGCCTGGCAACCATGTCTGACTTCGACTGGTCCACGCCGCTGGATTCGTTTGACGTGCCCAAGTTGCTGGCAAACCCGCAAGGCGAGTACATGATGGACGGTATCGCCGCCCTGAATCGCCAGAAGGATGCGCTGATCTACTCGGCATGGATCGGCAGCGCGCAGGAAAAGACCAGCGAAGGTGGCCCGTACGCACCGGTGGCCGTTCCCGCAGGCCAGAAGATCGTTGCAGGCGCGACCGGCATGACGAAAGCCAAGCTGCTGGCGGCAAAGAAACTGTTCCGCAAGAACGAGGCTGACGAGCACAACGGCAAGCAGTTGTTCATGCTCTACAACTCGGAAATGCTGGAAGACATTCTTGCCGATACCACGCTGACCTCGGCTGACTTCATGGCCGTGAAGATGCTGCAAGAAGGCGACGTCGCCGGCAAGTGGCTGGGCTTCAAGTGGATCCCGTATGAAGGTCTGCTTCTGACCGGTGGCACCACGTACACCACGGTCGCAGGCTGCGTCGGCAACGTGGACTTTGGCATGGGCCTTAACCGCGTGATCGATGTGGGCCCACGTCGTGACAAGAAGATGGCCGTGCAGATCTACGCACAGGAATCGTACGGCGCCGTGCGTAAGCGCCACACCGACGTTGTTCTGATCGACTTCGTATAAGCGCAAGGAGAAACGAAATGGCTGAAATCAATTCCCAACAGGTAACGAAGGCGACTTCGGTCCCTGTCGTCAAGCTGAACCCTACCGAGAAGCATGGCCGCGTGCGCGAGATGTTTGCCAAGCTGCCGGCCACGTATTCGGCGCTCAACATCGCTGATACCGTGTACCTGGGCAACATCCCCGGCAATGCGCGCATCGTCGGTGCCAAGGTCAGCAACGCTGCCGGTACGGCAAGCTCGACGCTCGGCGTAGGTCTGCGCACGCAGGCTGGCACCGTGATCGCTGCGCTTGGCCTGTTCTCGGGCGTGGACATCGCTGCGGCTGGCGACAAGTATGTACCGCTGAATGGCACGCTGGTAGCAAACGGTCTGGACTACACCACCCCGTCTGGCGCTGAGACGCAGGTCTACGCGACCATTGCAGGTGCGGCCACGGGCGCCAACCAATCGATCTCGGTCATCATCTTCTATACGACCGACTGATAGGCGGTGGCTGTGTGTGACTCGAAGGGGGGCCATGTGGCTCCCCTTTTCGCTGGAGAATGCCTTGGCTAATCAAACATCGATCTGCTCTAACGCCTTGCTTCTGATTGGCTCGCAGACCATCAACGATCTGAACGAGGCGACAGACCGCGCCCGGACCGCTGCGAACTTGTACCCCTTCGTCAAGGAGCGCGTGCTGCGCGAGCATTCGTGGAACTGCGCCAAGCGTCGTGTTGTGCTGGCCCCGATGACTCAGGCGCCTGCATTCGACTGGAAATATCAGTTTGCGCTGCCCGGAGATTGGGTGCGTAACATCCAGATCGGCTATGACCAGGATGGTCAGAATGGCGGCGCGCAGTGGGCGTGGGCATGGATTGCCGGTGAACACTACCTCATGGAGGGGCGACGTATCCTGGCGCAGTTCGATACGTTGCCACTTGTCTATATCTCGAATCTGACAGACGAATCCCTGTTCGATACGACGCTGACCTACACCATGACGGTAGCCATGGCAGCCGCAATGGCTTACCCGATTACCAAGTCTTCGAGCGTACAGCAGGCGATGGAGCAGCTTCTTGCAGACACGCTGCGCAAGGCCCGCAACTACGACGGCCAAGACGATCCGCCGCAAACCCTTGGTGATAGCCCGCTGTACCAATCTCGTTTTGGCACGTTCCCGCTGATTCCGGGGAGGTCGTAAATGGTCCGTGTTGCGTACAACCAAACCAACTTTACGGCTGGCGAGATCTCCCCGAAGATGCTCGGTCGTGGGGATATCGACCGCTATCCGAATGCCGTCAAGAAGATGGTTAACGCCTTTGCGCTGATCTATGGCGGGGCAAAGCGCCATTTCGGGACGGCTTTCGAGGCAGAGGTAAAGAATTCGGCAGACAAGGTGCGTCTTATGCCGTTCATCTTCTCGCGCGATCAGGCGTACATTCTGGAGGTCGGCCCCGGATACATCCGCTTCTATAACCCGAATGGCCGGCTTGAAAGCAGTGGCGTTCCGGTAGAGGTGCCTACCCCCTACATTGCAAGCGACTTGTTCGAACTGGAATATACGCAAGGCGCGGATTCGATGTTCATCACGACCGAGAATGTCACGCCTCAGCGTCTGCTGCGCACTGGCGCATCATCGTTCCAGATGGGCAATATCCCGTTCGACGTCACGCCGTTCAAGGAATGGGGGCAGCGGTTCAATGCCACGATGAGCGTGGTCGGGGCGACAATCAATACGTCCAGTAACACGTTTCTGGTCAGCGACATCGGGCGCCAGATCCGCGCCGGTTCCGGCCTGCTTCAGATCACAACTTACAATAGCCCAACGTCTGTCAGCGGGACCGTGCTGGTCAATTTCAATTCGACCTTCTATGGCGTCTTCGACTGGATGATTACTGGCTCTCCGCAGGTCGCTATCTCGCCCACGCAGAGCAAGCCGGAAGGGCTGACCGTACTCGTTTCTGCGCATGGCTCGCAGAATCTTTGCCTGTCGTATTCGTGGGCGGCTGGCGTGCTGACGCTCAACACGGCGACTGCGCATGGCTTGATCCCGGCTGACAAGGTGGTGCTAGTCGGCTTCGAATCGATTGGCTTGGATGGGACATATACGGTCGTGACTACGCCGACCCCCAACCAATTCACCATCAACTATTCCAGCCAAGTGCAGCAGGGCGGCACGCTTGGCGTTATCTACCACTTCGGTATCGGTGAGGCGTGGCGCCCCACTGACGTTGGCTCATTTATCCGCATCAATGGCGGCTTGATCCGTATCACGCAGTTCCTGAACAGCACCGAAGTCAATGGCGTCATCGTCAAGGAAATGACCTCCACCATTGCTTCGCCGCCTAATGGCTGGTCGCTGGAGGGGCTGGTATGGAATACCACGGATGGCTACCCGCGCGCTGTTGCGTTGCATCAACAACGGCTGATCTTTGCCGGGTCGCCTGGCTATCCCCGCACGCTGTGGGGCAGCCGTATAGGCGAGTATTACAACTTCACAATTGGCACGGATGATGACGACGGCTACGAATTCGAGTTAGCTTCGTCGGATTCGGTGGACCAGATCGCCCATATCTACTCGATGCGCCGGCTCATTATCCAGACGTTCGGCGGGGAGTTCATCGGTGGGGGCGGAAACAGCAATGCCATTACGCCTACGAACATCCAGATCGACCCGCAGACTGCATACGGCTCGAATCAGGTTAAGCCAGTCCGGGTGGGTAGCGAACTGCTGTTCGTGCAGCGCTCAGGGCGTCGCATCCGCGCGCTGTCGTACAACTTCGACTCCGACGCCTATGTAGCCGACGATCTGGCGCGCCTTGCAGAGCACATCACGGAATCCGGAATTGTAGACATGGCGTACCAGCAGGAGCCGTACACCATCGTCTGGGCGGTGCGCGCAGACGGGACTCTGTTGTCGCTGACCTACGACCGTGGACAACAGGTCATCGGCTGGTCGCGCAAGGTGACAGACGGGTTTGTCGAGTCGGTCGCGTGCATTCCTGCTGGCGATCACGATCAGGTGTGGGTATCGGTGCGGCGCACGCTCAATGGCACGCAGAAACGGTACGTCGAGCGCCTGGACGAATCCATGCTGGTTGACTGCGGAGTGGAACTTTTCTCTGGCAGCCCACAGACGGTATGGACTGGCCTGTCGCATCTTAATGGGCGCATGGTTTCGGTCGTCGGGGATGGTACATATCGCGGCCAGTATCTAGTCGCTGGTGGGCAGATCGCGCTTGACACGAGCGCGCTGCGAGTTCAGATAGGGCTTTTCTTTGCGCCTGAAATCCAGTTGCTTAACCCGATGCTGAATACCCCGACTGGCTCAAGCGCAATTTCGGCGCTGAATACAAGTGAGGCGACGGTACAATTCCTTGATACGTGCTCATGCACGGTCAATGGGCAGGAATTGTCGTTCCGCGAACTTGGTGACGACCTCCTAGACCAGCCGGTTGACCCGTTCACGGGGTACAAGCGCATCGAGAATATGGACCCGTGGAACCGTGGCGAGACGCCGGTGACTATCGGGCAAAACGATTGCATGCCGTTCCATATGCTGGCCGTGATTCGGCGCCTCACAATGAATGACTAGGGAGAATGAAATGCTCGACGTTGCCAAGACTGAAGATATTCCACGCCTTGTCGATCTCGGGCGCGCCATGCATGCCGAATCCCGGTTTGCCATGATCCCGTTTGATGACGAGAAGGTGCATAGCCTGTTTGCCAACCTGATCTCTGGCACCGGGATCGTCTTCGTCTACAAACGGGAATCGGAAATAGTAGGGTTCGGCCTGTTCAGCACTGGCGAAATCTTCTTCGGGCGCGCGCTTCTGGCCTTCGAACTTGGCGTATTCATC